ATTAGCCAGCTGAAACTGTTAGTACGCCTGAGTTATTCCATAGTTGACCTGCAACTGATGGGTCTGATGTTGGAAGGCTAGAAATAACTACTGTTGTACCATCAATAGTAACTGTACCTGTAGTTGTAAGGGTTGTTGCTGAAACTGCTGCAGGGGTATTTCCGCCTACTGCACCATCAAAGCCGTTTGTAGATACGACTGGACCTGAAAAGGTTGTTGTTGCCATTAGTGTTTCTCCATACAAAGTTAAGCTTATCCGTCGTGTATGCGTCTGCTGGGGCAGTCTGATAAGCTGGATGTTCCCAGATAAATAAAATCATACGCTATTTTATGTAATTATACAACAAAAAAGAGGCGCTAGGCCTCTTAATTCACGAACTTTAGTAATATAAAATTACTTGTTCATTACGTACATAGTTACTTCGAAACCGAATCTCATTTCAGTAGCTGCTGGTTTTGTCCACATAATATTTCTCCTTAATTTAAATTTCAGCCTAAGCTGATAAGTGAATTATGCTCTTACTTCAAACATTTACCATCAAGAAAACCATGAGTTATACATAAAAAAAGACCCAGTTTCGGCTGGGTCTTTGGAGAGAAAGCTCTACTTAATTAAGCAGCGCCTTGTGAGCCCCACATACCTAGTGGGTCTGACCAACCGAATGAATAACGCTCACGAGCTTTGTAACGTACGTTACCTGTGTCGAAGTCGCCGTCCATAGAAGTAGTTAATGCAGTTCTTTCGAAGTGCTTCATACCGTTAGGAACATCGGTTGTTAAGAAGTATGCATCATTGTCTGTTAAGAAATGATTAATTGCATAACCTTCTGGAATCGCACCATTGTTTTTCAATGCGTTGATGTCGTTATCAGCAGTACCAACTCTTTGGTCAGTTTCTAATAAACGTGTAGCAACGAATTGTAATGATGGTGGGATAACCAATTTACGTGGTTTAGCAGCAATCAATAAACCTCTTTCATCAGTCCATGCAGCGATTTGAATAACTGCGTTTTCTAATGAAGTTTCGTTTAAGTCAGCAGCAACTGCCTGAGTATTGCTGTTAGCACCACCAGATACTAATGGATGGTCTGTAGCAAATAAAGTTTTGCCGTCGCCACCAGTAGGACCGCCTGAGAAACCGTTGTTTAACACGTTAGCAGCTTTAACTTGTTTAGTGTAAGCCATTGCACGTGCTAATGCTTTAGTATATCTAGCAGATAAAGTGTCGTAGAGGTTATCTTCAACTGCTTCTTCTGTTAGAGAGAAACCTAAAGCAATGGTTTCGTGGTTGTATCTAGCTGTCCAAGCTTCTTGTGCATTGTCATATGCAATTGCTGAACCTTCATTTTTAGTAGGTGCAGCTGCGAAGCCTGATAGTTTTGTTTCTTCTTCGAAACTTCTTTCTGATGATTCTGTTTCGTAGATTTCTTTGTGCTCTTCACCATAACGCTGATATTCCATACCGAATAAAGCATTAAGGCCAGGAAGCAACTCTTTTAATAACTGAGCTCTTGAAATTGCCATGGTTTATTCTCCTTAAATACCAGTACCGTTAGTGTACGCATGAGATTTTGGATTAAATTTAACCAAAACGTCTGTATACGTGTCACCAACAGATGATGTTGTTGAATCTACAAAGTCAATAATCTTAAATGCAAGAGTATCTGTTACAGCGATAGCTGAAGCATCCGCTGCCATTGTAGAATTACCTGTTGTTGTTGAACCAGCTGTAGGATTAACTACAGGAATGTTGATACCTAATGCAGTCTGAGCTAGTGTATCGTCAGCTTGAATTTGGAATACAACATCTGGGTCATCAATAACATATGCCACAGCGTCAGCAGCTACTGTACCAGTAGGCCAATATTGTGAGAATAATTTTTGTTTAGTGTTTGGGTCTGTGTAAGAACATCCAACGAATACACCAACTGTACCAGCTGGGAAAGCGTCAGCGTTTGAACCTACTTCAGATACAATTTCTACTGTACCTGCAGCTACGATTGAAACTACTGAACCGTTATAGATGTTCGCAGCATACCCAGACGCAATTTTTAATTGGCGAGTAGAACCAGCATAAGGCTGACCACCTACCAAATTAACGGCTTTTAGACCGTAAGGTGCGGCTGTTGTTGCCATAATATAATCTCCTTAAAGATATTTGTTTAACCTTTACCAAAAGAAGTTGTAGATTTTTTATCTGAGAATAAAGGCATACGAGGGTCATTTTCTTTCATAAAGCTATTATCAACAGCTTTAGCTTGACCTTCTGCTTTTTGCCTATAATAGGCATTTCTCTGATCTACCATTTCTTGTGGCATTTTACATAAAAGCAATCCACCTACTTCGACAGAATCTTTAAATCTACTGTCAGCGGATGCCGGTAATTGTATTTCTGGGTGCTCTGAATGTTTCACAGGTTCCCAGCCTTCACGCATTTTAGAGGACACATTTAGATTATCAGCATCATTAGCGAGAGAAATTCTAATCCACCTATATGCCCAACCTGGTTGTTTTTTAAACTCTGGAAGAAGTGAAGGGGGAGCCCATTCTCTTTTTCTTGGTTGAGTTTCTTCACGTATTTCTAAATCTCTGTCTAATCTCTTATCCATTTGCGTTCTCCGTTTTTAAAAGTTCTCTTGCATATTGCTCTGGTGTTAACTTAAACTTCTTAGCTAATGCTAATTGTGTTTTAGTTAGTCGTACTTTTTTAGGCGCGGTACTACGCGTAGCCGGAGCAACTACAGTCGAGGGTTTGCGTTGGGCAGGTTTGTCCTCCAACGAATCATCAGATTCCCCAAAGTATTCTGGGAAACGTTTTTGCATCGTCTCATCTATACGACGATAGTAGTCTTCACTAGTCGGGTTTACACCTGACCGTACTAATTTTTCATGCAAGCCCAAAGCCAAGCTGGTCATTTCTTCATCTTGACCAAACCAAGTATTCTTAGACTGCCATTCTAATGCGCGGCTATCTGGCTTTTGAACTTGGATACTATTTTGAGCTAATTGTCCACTATTTTGAGGCGTTTGTAAAGTATTATCTATCTTGTACTGAGGTTTAAGCCCCGCAGCGCTAGATAATTTAAACTGAACGTCGTTTAATCTAGTTTGAGCCTCAATTATTTTATCGGTATCTCCTAGATCATATGCTTCTTTATAATCTCGTTTAGCTACAGCTAAATCAGTTTCATATTTTTCTTTAAGTGTTTTGAGATAATCTTCTTCTCCATAACTTAAAGTTTGTTTTAGTCGTTTATTTTCATCGATAATTCGTTGCGCTATTGCGACAGCTTCTTGTCTTTCACGGTCAGCTGCTTCTTTAGCTCTACGTTCATCGTGCCAAACTTTCTTCATTTGAGCTAGTCGGGCTTTAACTTTGGCAGAATAGTCTTCCAAATTATCATTTTCTAATTCGTCTACTATATCTTTGGGTAGTGGGTCTCGGTTTCGATCTTGTGGAGGAGTGTCATCTTCCTCTTCAATTTCAAACTCAGGTTCTGCTTTAGCTTTTTTAGATTCCTCTTGTTTAGCTTGTGCAGCTTCTTCGTAATCCTGCTTATCCTCTTTAGACATTACTTCTACTTCCGTAGTCTCGTCCTCAAATTCTGCAGGTATTTCATTTACAATCTTTACCATACTTCTTCTCCTTATGCGCGTTCGTATCCACGTGGGTCATCGACCACTGCTTCTACGGTATCGTCGTTAATAATGCGAAACTCTCTACCATGTATTTTGATACGAGTTCCAGAATATGCTCTAGTGATTACGAAGTCTCCTTCTTTGCACCAAGGCCCTGTAGGAAATCTGTCTTTGTCTGCGTAAGCCATATCTCCTAATTTCATAACAAATAAAACTACAGTTGAATGTTCTTCAATATGTTTTGTTTTGTCTGCTTTGATAATTCCACTTTCAAATTTATCATCAACTTGAGGCAGAGCACACAAAATGCGATAGCCTTTAACATCTGGTAATTGAGTGGGTTTTTGTTCTTGTTTTGGTTCTTCAGTGGCGACTTTCTTGCCTTTGAAATCTACAATAGTTTTATTTGGTGTAATAATATTACTCATCATCCTCCTCCATATTTTTTGCAAATTCTGCAATATGTCTTTGAGCAATCATAAGCCCTCGAACTATGCCTGCACTATGTTGATAATGAGCAAAATCTGTTGCTACGCCATCACCTAAATTTTCTAAAATTACCTTGCGTTCCTCCTCTAACCTCTCGGATAGAAGTTTTAACGTTCCGTCTAACATATGTTAGTCCTTTCTTTGTTTACTAATTGTTGTTTTTGCTAGATCTGTTTCTAGTTTCTTTTCTTGCATTACTGCCTCCATGCCTAATCGAGCACCCTGGCGTAATTCTTCTGCATCAAGTTTTTGTTTTTCAATCGCTGCTCTTGCGCCTAACTCAGCTCCAGCAATTTTTTCTTGTGACTCAATGCGCATTCTGTCCACTTCAATTCGAGCTTTGTCCAATTCAATGTCTGCCATTGTTTTCTGAGCTTTAGTTTGAATCTCCATTTCTTTAAGCTGTAATTCTTTTTGTTGCATTTGAATTAACGGATCTTGAGCTTGAGCTTGTTGTTGCATCATCTGAGCTTCAGCTACATCTTTGCGTAATAATTTCTTAGCCGCTTCAGAAGCAAGACGAGATATTTCAACTTCGTACTCTTTAGGAATTTCATTCTCTTCATCCACTGTCGGTAAGTCAACTCCAAGTTGTTCTTCCATTTGTTTCTTATATTCAAATGCTAAGTGTTCTGCAATATGAGCTTCCATTGCCGAGAACATTGCCATTGCTTGAGGATTTTGTCCTACCATTTGTTTAATCTTAGGATCATCTCTAAACGACATGTGTGTTGTAATGTGAGCTTCATGATCTTGATATGCAAATGCTTTTACTGGTTTCATATTTATAATGTTCATGTTCTCAGTAACTGGATCTGCTGGTTTAACATCTTTATCGCTCGGTATTAACTTCTCTGCATTCTTAATACCTAATACATCTAACATCTGTCTATTGAGTTCTACTAAGTCAAATATCTGTGGATTTGCTGCAGCCATTTGCATAACTGCTTGATATTGCACAACTTTCTGTGACATTGTTGCTGCGTTTGGATCAGATACAGGGATTACATCAACTGAATCGTAGTCTGATTTTTTAATGCCTGGTGTACCGTCAATCGGATCATAAGTATATTCGTCGTCGGTATAATCACGAATAATTGATTTTAATAATCTAAACTCTTGTCTCATTGCGTAATGAATACGAGCTTGTACGGCTGACATCACTTTAAGAGTTCTTTCTAATATAGCAAGTGTAGTTCCAACAGGAGCATTAGCTGACATGTCAGATACTTTTAAATCTGCAGCAGAAGCAAATCGTCTACCTTCTTCAATGATTTGATTCATTAACTGATTGAGAACTTGTGACGGTTCTTTATAAGGCAGAGGCATAATGTTGTCTCTGATTGTGCCAGACGGTACATCTACATCACGGAACTCAGCTGGAGCGATGGGTGTATCATCTCCTTTAATTCTTAAGCCTCGTGCTTTAAATCCGCCGGGTAAATTAGAAAGTGTACCTGCGTCAACAAGCTGACGTAATAACATTGTTCCTGATTTTGCAAATGCTCCTATTAAATGAATCAAACCAAAATGATAGAATCCAAAACCGGGTATATATCCGTAA